ATTTTACTGCGTTACCTTTAACTCTATCAATCGCAACATATCCTTCTGGATTTGTTACTTTATATCCATTTGCAGTTCGTATAAAAGTATCTGTTAGACCTTTGACACTATTTAGTTTTCTAACGATTTGCATCTTCGCATCTATCATTAGATTTTGGAATAATACAACGTTTCCAAGATTACTTGCGTGTTTTCTAAACTCTCTTACATATTCTCGTTGTTGTTTCTTATATTTGTCTTTTGCAGCTGGTGTTTTAACCTTATCAATCATTTTATCAAAGTGTTTTTGTACATGGGTTGCATAATCTAGTGCGTGTTTCTTTGGATTTTTTACTGGTTCACCCTGTCTGACCTTTGTATTTGTAAATGTCTTTAATGATGCTCCAACAAGATTACCTGTTAAACTCTCTTGAAGTTTAAGAAAGTTTCTTAACATAGGTGCATTTATTCTCTGAAATGTCTTTCCTACATTAGATAAGATGGCTGTAATCGCCTCTGTTTCTTTTGCATTAAATGTTGCAGTACCAGAAACATCTTTATATGTCGCATCATCTAACCATACTGAACTTGTCTTGTTTAACTTAGATACATCTGCACCAAACTTTGCTTTCATATCTGGTAATGATTTACCCTCATAGGTTGTGTGAAACACGATACCTATCTTTGACTTACTCATAGTTTTACCTAACTCAGAATCTACTGGAACTGCATATACGATTGTGTTAGGTTGAAATGTGAGATACTTTGTCCCATCTATGGTTTCCTCTTTTATATCATCTGTATACATCAAGTCACCTTGTAGTACATTCTTGATACCTAACTTTGATAACTCTGCAAGTGCAACCTTGAACTTTGCGTTTAGTGTACCAGACAAGTCTGCATCTATCTCTGCATTTGTCTTGTATAGTTTTGGGTTGACATTAAATACTGATTTCTTTGCAACAAAGAACTTACCATCTGAAGGGTCAATACCTGTGAAGATTGCAGGCGCTCCGTCCCATTTAACTGTCATTCTAACTGAAGACCTAGAACTACCAGCTAACATATCTCGTAGTGAACGCAGAAAGTTGATTGCAGCTCTACCACCATCAACACCATGATTAATTATCTCATCTTCAATGTGTTCTAGGTGTAAGTTTTTACCAGCTTTACTTTCTGTTATAACTTCTGTAAATCTTAACATTATTTGTACACCACATGAGGTGCAGCTTCATCTGATGCAGATAAAGAATAAGCTGCAATGTTATCACATATTTTATTTGCTGTCATTTTATTACTTTCTAATTGTGCAACATAAAACATTCCTCTAAACTTAGAAAATCTCCAATCTGCACCACTCACTCTACCAATTCTTTTTGCACTTGCTTGTTGAATAAATTTATCTTTATCTATTGCACCCTTACCAACTAATCCAACATACATTTGATAAAGTTCATCTAAAAATGTAGGAGTTGGTTTTGTCGCAAGTGTTTTTAATTGTTGATTAGTATATGGGAATTTTGTTACTGTACTATTTTTAATCATTATGGATTCTAATATACCACCACCTATTTTACCAGCTGATGCTGTCCTCCCCTTTACTTCACCTTGCCAACCTTTTAATTCATCAAAGGTTCTTATTTGCATTTTTATTTTATTCAAGTAAATGTAAAAATCTTTTGAACTAAAGAAGTTCTTCTGTTTGTCATATCCACCATACTTAACTGGTCTACGAATAAATCCAGTAGTATTTTTTTCCTCTGTGTTCACAGAACCTTTTGCTTTTTTAAGTGATATACCCACTAAATCTTTTTTGTCATATAATTCCTTTAGTTCGTTTGTCCACTCACCTAAAGTTGAGTATTGACTAAAATCAAATGTCACACCAGACTTTACTGCCCATATATCAGCAGGACTCCATTTATTAATATTTGAAAAAGGTTTTGGTTTTTCTGCTTTATTTAATTCTTTGAATTTTTCCTCTATCTCTTTTACAAAACCAGAACCTCTATGAAATATATATTTACCAGTTCCTAAATCTTTTTTTAGTTGATTACCAATAAGAATACTTGACTCTATCCAATCCTCTGATAATGACTCTGAAATCTTTGAAAGTTGTACGTCCACATCAAAAGATGTACTGTAATTTCCATATTCTTCACCACTTATTGAATCACCTACATTTAGTTTTACACCATTGAATATTGCAGCTGCATAGATACACTGGGCACACTCTGTGATTGCAGTATTTTCTGCACCACCACCAGAACCTTTTCCCCCACCAAACATATCAGTTTTTAATATATCGTTTAGTTTTATTTTTTGTCCATCATCTGTGGTAAATATGGGTTTGTATCTTTTTTTATCTGTAAACGCAGATATTAAATCACCACTTTCTAGTGCAACTTTATCTGTGTTAGATATCCAATTAAGAGAAGTTTTACCTTTAGTTGTTTCAACTTTAGTCTGATTGTTTATAACATCAATTAAAATATGTAATCTAGGTTTACCACCACGAATTTTTTGTAGTTCACCAATATCTAAACCCTTTGCTTCCATAATGTTTTGGATAACATCTACATAGTCGACTTTATTTTCTTTGATTGGATTTAGTTGGCGAACAAACCTATTCAACGACATTTCCAAACTCCCATTAGTACAAAATTGTTTTATACTATTTATTCTTTTAGAAAGTCAGGAAATCCGTTTGAACCAAATGAAGGTGTCTTGTTTTGGAACTTTGCAATACTCTCTGCCATAGTTCTTGTTTCGCACCTAGTAATAATTTTTCTAGTCTTACTCTCCATTACGGTGTAAGGTCTTTCTACATCTTGGTTGTCTTGACTAACATAGTAGCTAGACTTTGAGTTTCGAAAATCTTTCATATTTTTTATCTTTCGTATCTTTCCCAAAAGACGGTTTCTCAAAGACTGCATCAATTTTTTCTTGGCCATTATCGACTATCTCCTCTTGTGCTTGTAGTTCAACATCATATAATCTCATCTTACTTCTATCCACACCCACGACAAATCGTTTGTTGATACTTGGGTCGTTGTATCTATTCTTTAATTGTTTGACTTGCATTTGACCTATCTCTTCCAAGGCCTCTGTGGATATAAGTGCAAACATAAGGTCAGCTGTAGCAGGTAAACCGAAACTCTCAGAAGTGTCTTCCAGTCCTATATCACTAGATACAAAACCTGTTCTGGTTGTTTGAGTTGCAGACATAAAGGGAACATTTGTTTCCACTGCAAGTCCACGAAGTTCTTCTGCAATCGACTTTATGATTGTATATGAATTGATATTTGCACCACCTTTAAATCGACTTGATGCACATATATTAAGATAGTCTACAAACACTATATCTGGTTTGAATGACTTCTTGATAGCTAGTTCTTTGATTAACCCTCTGAAGTGTCCACTATGTGCAGACGCAGTTGGGTATTCTTTTATTATTAGTTTACCACTTGTCTTTTTTCTTATCTGTGTAAGCTTATCATCAAACATCATCTTTGGTAATTGTGGTAAGTTTTGAATTTCTACATTCATTAGGTTTGCGTCTATTCTTTCTGCAATCTTTTCTTCTGCCATCTCCATTGTGATATACAGAACATTCTTTCCTTGTGCAAGACAACTAGACGCAACGTGACACATAAACAAACTTTTACCCACACCTGTTCCAGCAAGTGCAATGTTTAGTGTCTTTGGTGGTAAACCACCCTTTGTTATCTTATTGAAAAACTCTAGGTCAAAAGGTATTTTCTCCTCTTTTTTGTGATAATAGTCGTATCGTTCTTGACCATCTAACAAATAATCGTGTCCAACACTGTTGTCAAAAGAAACACCAAGTGCTTCTGTTAATATATCTGGTATCGCATCTGGTGTTCTTTTCTTATCTCTACCGTCAATAATCTCAACACCCTCTACGATTGCATTGTAGATAGCTTTATCTTTACAAAACTTTTCTGTTGTTTCAAGTAACCACTCTATATCTACATCAGTAGAATCTAAACTTGATATAAGTTTTACAATCTTGTCGTGGTCTTCTTGATTTAAATCTTTTCTATTTTCTATTTCTATGTTTAGAGTAGTCTTAGTAGGTATCTTTTTATATTTGTCAATAAACTTTTGTATCTCTTCAAATACAATTCTCTCTTCTCTTACTTTAAAGTAATCACCTTTGAGAAATGGGATTACCTTTCTTGCATAATCTTCGTTTGTAATTAAATTACTTAGAGCTGTCTTTTCTATTGACTGGTTCATCTTTAACTTGTTCCTCCATTACCTCTACTAGGATATCTCCTATGAGTTTAAAAAACTCTTCACCAAATTGTTCTCTTGGTATTCCGTTATTGTCTACAATATTATACTCAAATCTTAAAGGTTTTGTTCCGTCTGGATTTTCTTCTCCAAACCCTACCTTGCCATATTTGTATACAACTCCATGATATTTACCAGATTTCTCTGTTAAGCCTATACAAGTCTGGTCTTGTTCCTTTGTTGTTACATATACAAATTTATCACGAATACTCATATTTTTTTCACTGCGTAATCTATTGCGAATCTTTTCTTATCTATCAAGATATCCTGAGCACAATGTATTTTATTCGAATCAAATATAACGAAACTTGTAGGCTTCAGGGAGTGTAATTTATTATCGTGCATAAACCCACCACCCATTGTTTCACTATTCCAATCACTATTTAACAATCCTAGAACTTTGACTGTATCTGTGTCCCAAGTATCTGTGTGTGGGTCATCTTTACCTTTACCCTTGACAGATACACCACAGAACTTTACCTCTGGTTGAAAGTATTTGTATCCACCAGCATCATAGATTTGTAGAAGTAAACCCATAGCCATACCAGCAAGAGATGTATCTTGATTATCTGGGACTAGATTTATCTTTGCAAATCTTTCTTCAAAGGGTTTACCCTCTGGATAATTAAAATTCCATTTGTGACTTCTTTGTGATAATAACATCATAGAGTCTAGATATGATTTAGAACAACAGTTATTTAATGTAATGAGCATAACTACCTACAATATATTTATTTGTTTCTACACATTTCTCACCACTATGTAAATAAATCCAATTAGGTGGAAATACAAGAAGTGAACCCTTTGTACACGAAGAACTCACATTATGTTTAGTGAATATGGTACTACCTTCTTTATTGTTTGTCAAGTATAAAAAGAATGCAAGAAATCGACTACAATTATTTTTTGTATTTACATCAACGTGAGGTGGGAAGCTTTGACCATCAGGTAAATATCTTTTAATTCTAAATGGTTCTAATCCAAAACTATTAGGCCATTGATTGTTGTCAACCTCACATTCTTTTTTGTATATTTTGATATACTTTTCAAAGACATCTTTTAGATAAGATATTTCACCATTCCACAGTCCACTTTTTTGTAAATTGATTTGAGTAAAGAATGGTTTTTCTTTAGGCCACTCTTCGTGTTCGGTGTAACTACTTTCAAACTTTGTAATTGTGTTATCACAAAATTCATCTGTTACTGCATTCTCATAACATCTAATATAATTATCCATATCTAAATTCTTTACCTACAGCTTCTTCAATTTGTTTCATTATATCTTCAGTAAAGTATTTTTCTGGGTCATTCATAATAGACTTACCATATTGTTTTGTTCCGTCTGGTAATTCATATCTTGTTGACACC